GAAGTATATCCAGTACCTGGATTTGTAATAGCAACACTAACAACATGACCATTGCTAACAGCAGCAGTACCAATAAACTGAATATTAGGGATACCAGTACTTAAAGTTTTAACTCCAACATTAACTGTAGTTTGGATTCCAGATCTATATCCAGAACCACTACTTCCAATTGCAATAGAACTGATAGTTCCAAGACCAGAAACAATGGCAGTAGCACCAGCAGCAACTAAAGGTTGATATCCCAATCCCTGAGTAGATCCAACTGATATAATAATTCCACCAACTGGTACAGTTGCTGTATTTGGATCAGACGATACTGAGGAAGCAGACCCAGTGAATTGAATACTAGTAATACCTGAGTTTTCAGATAAAGTATAGTTGCTAATAACGTTGACAGGATCACTATACCTAGATGGTCCCTGAGCAATCTGATTTATCAATATAATCGCATTATCAGAAGATATTCCAGTAACATTTGAACCATTAGATTTTAGAGTAAATTCAGTACTATATCCAGTGAACCCTGATGATATATCATCAAAGATAAAGTTCTTAGCATATGGTTCGTCAGCAGTACCACTAACTCCAGATCTCATAAATGATCTTCCATTAAAGGTAGAGTGGGTTGCGATTCCAGTCCAATATACATCATCGGGATCTGCTCCAGTTGTGCTTAAAGGAGTAAGTCCTTTGGGTGCAGTATAGAAGTTAATTTCATTTCCAACGATATTATAATTTCCATTAATCTTAGTCACCATCGCATCAGAATCATGTGCTGAGAGTTGGGTTCCCATCCAAGGTCTCTTAACTCTTAGTTTGTTAGTAGCACCAAATCCTACCATATCCACTCTCATTATCTCATCATCAATTTGTAGAAGATCTCCACCAAATATAGACGTTATTCCAGTGATTGTTATATTGTCAATATTATAATCAACGTTACCAGATAAGTTTGTAGTGACAGCACTAGCAACCACTGGAGTTTGAATTACATTATCAAGACTTACTAAAACTTTGCTATTTGCATTTTTAGAAGTAAGAGAATGAGAAGTTCCTATTCCTACAGCAGTAATATCCAAAACAACAGGTTTAGCTTTTAAAGCATCTTCTGCAGTTGCAGCAAATTTAAGATTTGAATCATCAGACTTCACAGCAAATACATTTGATGGAAGTTTATCAGTAGATCCCACACCAGGAATGGTTGTTGTCTTAATACCAATTGCCTGACTTGTACCAGCACCTAAAGTGGCATAGGTTAATGATTCACCAGTTACAAAGTAATGATCTGGTATAAAGACCTTATTGTCAGTTAGATTAACAACACTAGATTGAGCACCTAAGAATTGTCTCTTGAATATTGGTAATTGCTTATGCTCAATTTCAAATGCACGTTTTACATCAGTTTCTGTTCCATAATACTCACCTTCACCCGTATCGATAGATGCGTTGGTAAAGCTTATTAAGTTATCACTAACAGAATCATTTACAGTTCCTACTGCATTTTGTAAAACTCTTACTTGAACATTTGCACTAGCTAAAGGTTTGAATGTAAGTTGTCTAACTCCTGCTCCAGTAATACTTCCTCCAAAGTCACCTAAGTTACCTCCAGTTTGCACAACACCATATTCAGTGATGTATACTTCATTTGCATCATTAACAACTAATACTTCAGATGCTTGATATTGATTATTTGTAGTATCTTCAATACTTACAAAATAGTAAGCACTCCTGTATGCATCTGAATATTCTGCGATGACTGTCTCTGTAGGAGATCCAGAAGAAGCAATAGATGTTTTACTAGAATCTATTTGACCAGTATTAAATGTATGAGTACCAACTCCAGAAGAAGTGGTATCTGACATTGCTATTCTTAAACTATTAATATTATATCCTGTTGCAGTAGTTACACCAGCATTAGGAGTGAAACTAATATTAACATAATTGCCAGATAAAGTTGCCCCATATGTTCCAATTCCAGCAGAACCTAAAGGACTTGATGGCATGTCAGAACTTACCTGACCATACTCCATAAGTTCAACATTGGTTCCATCATGAACCATAGTTAACTCATCTACTTCATAATATTGATATGCTGAATTAGTTGCAGCTGCAGATACAGTTATCTTTGCAGACCTGTAAGTTTTTGCTATTCCTACGATGTTTACAGCAGTAGTAACTCCCAATCCAACAGTTGAAGTAGCACTACCAACATTAGCAATATCACCAAAATCAGTAGAACCTATACCAGCAACAGTATCAGCAATATTATAAGTTAGTGTGGTTACAAAATAATCATTTGCTCTATACTTCTTAGGATAGAATAGAAGTCTTCCTTCATCTCCTAAAATATCAAAATCAAAAGTTCCAAGATCTGCATATGTATATACTCCACCATATTGGTTAAGCATAGCAGTTGAACTATTATGAACCATAGAAATAATATAAACCTGTCTTTCTTCACCAAATCTAGTATCTTGAATATATGCAATAAATTTCTTATGTCTTGCAGAAGTTAATGGGAATAAGTCTACAGCAGAGAATCTATCGGTTCTTGGTAGATCATTAAACTGAGAACTTACGTCATCAATAGACAAAACTCTATTTCCAATAGATTCGATATAATCTTGAAGTATTCTAGTCTTAAATACAACTTCATCAGATACAACAGTCGTATCATCGACTTTTAAAGTTTTTTCTGTTACTAAGTCATAATCAGGAATAGTATTCAAACTCAACACTGAATCCAACATTGCTATTGATTCAACTGAACCTATTTGATTGGTTCCTAAACCAACGCTTTGATTATTTTGAGTAATGTCATTTTCAATAACCAAATCACTAAATTTCTTAAATCCAGCAGTATGGTTTAATGAAGAAACTGCTTCATCCCATTTTTCTAACTGAACAGTTGATTTTAGTGCATATGAGAAGTATTGGTAATAATCATTATCAGATAATCTTTGTAAGTTATTATTTAAGATTCCTGTATCACGTTTCCATCCTTTTGGAACAATAGAAGAAGCACCAACATCATATTGAGCATTATATGATATTCTTTCTTTTACTTTACCTTTAGTTCCTGAAGAATCTCCAATTATAGTTTCATTTATATTAAACAATCTTGAAGATGATACTTTTAGAGTACCTGATAATCCATTCCATGATTGAACAGTTCCAGTTGCTGATTTTGATGTAATTGTCTCACCTTTCTCAAAATCATTGGTTACCATTTCTATCCCAAAGATAGGGAACCATTTCTCTGGTATTATTGTACCCGAAGAATTCTGAACATCAAAATTACCAGGAATATTACCATCAAAAATTGAATCTTGTAAACTGTAAGTAACACTACCAAGTGTTCCACCAATATTAGGATCTGTAGCTGTTATCTTGAATCGTTTGTAATTATAGTTTGATGAATTATATCCTTTACCTGTAGTTCCAACTCCAACACTAACATTTTCAATTAAAACACTCTCACCAACTGCAAATGGATAATCAGCAGCATTACTAAAACTTGCACCTATGGTAACAGTTACATCTTTAGTTCCTAGATTATAATCCATAGAACTAATGCTAACTCCATTAGAGTTATTGACTGGAATAATAGTAGGAGCGTCCTTATTTAAGGAAGTTGTATTTTTAACAATTCCAACATTAGAGTTTCCTAAAGTATATTCTAAAACTACTTCTGTTACTGGTAACTTAGTAATTCCATCCAATACAACCAAATCTGGTGCTGTAGTGTAGAAATTACCAACTGAGGTAATTCCAACCTTACTTAAAGAATAGAAAGAATCTACAGATACGTATTGAGGAAGTAAAGCTTTAGGTTGTAAGGTTTTATCAGCAGAATATTCATATCCAATATCTTGGATATCTACACTTTCAATACGACCAATAGTAAGACTAATAGGATCTAAAACTGCACCATAACCTTTTGATGTAGTAACACCCAAATTTTCTACTTTATCAATACCAGGAACTCTACTATAACCAAGACCTCCATTTCTAACACCAACCAAAGCTATAGGACCACGAGCAGTTTTGGATGAGGTGAGATACTTAAATTTACCATCTGCTGGAACATACAGAGTTTTACCTGCTTCTTGAGTCAAATTGAAACTAAATGTAGTAGAACCAATTCCAGAAATTGAACGTACTTGATTTAAAATATTCTTTTCAGTTATTAAAGAAGATGGTGAAATAATATTTGATGTATCTTTTATTATCTCTTTTTTAACATCTGTGTTTAGTGAAAGGTTAGTAGGAACCATACTATAATATAGATTTTCTGGTGTATCATTAGAAATTTGGAAACTTAGATTGGCATCCCCACTAACACCAGTAGTTCCACTCTTTGTAACATTAAATATTGCAGATTTGGGTGTGTTATTGTAAACATTTTTACACTCTGCATCAAAATAAAGATTGAAATCAAAAGCAGCATAACTTACACCACTTTTAGTAAATGCTAATGAAGAATCTGATAAATCGAAATAAACCTTTTGATTTGCTTGAACTCTGATTGGTGGATTGACTGGATTGATAGTTCCAGCAGAAGAACTTGTAATATCTACAACAGAAGCATTGAATTTTACAGCTTCGTAGAAATCATTACACAGACTTATCTTATTTCTATCAACAACTGATACAAAATAAATCTGATCATCTTTAAGTCCACCAGATGAAGTACCAGCAGTATGAATGACTTTATCACCGTCAGATAATCCATGATTTGGTACTGTTATTGTATTGTCTGAAACTGATACATTACCAGAAGTAAAGTTCTTTGGATTGATTACTAATCTTCTATTATAATCATTATATGCAACTGTAATTGTAGTTGTAATACCAATAGTGGCATCAATGACAATGTTATCATTAATACTCATTCCATGCGTAGAAGCTGTCGCAACAGTCGCATCGATTTGAGTAACTTCACCCTTAATTACATTTTGGTAATTAGTTGTAAAGCTATGATATGTTCCAGTACCAATACCAGTAAGGTATAATGGCATCTTTGAAGGATCTATAACTTGAGCTCTAAATTCACCCGTATTACCTAAACCAACTTTAACAGTAGCAATACCAATTATATCTTTGCTTCTTCTAGCAACAAATAACTTATCATTGTCTGATAAATTAAAACTTGCCGCACCAGCAAAGGTTTGGACACCAATGACTGCTCCACCATTTGAATTGTATATGATTTCATCACCAGTTTCTAATCCATGATCAGGAAGATAAATCGAAGCAAGAGATAAGAATACTTGAGTCGAACCAGCACCTGGATTTGCTATTGTTACAGTATGTCCAATACCTGAAGTTCCTATGGATAAAGATTCTATCGGATTGAAATATACCTCCTTGTTTAACTTGTAGTCAAATCTAGAAGATTGTGTTGGTTGATAGAAAATGAAGTTTCTAGGATCTTGATTCAATCTAGCAAAAGCTGGGTGTGCAGGACTTGCAGTTGCCGACTCACCCCTAAGAATTCTAATTCTACTTTGATCTGTATCTACATTTAAGACCCTAACCTTCTCTGTTCCAATACCAAGAATATCATTCTCTTTTATGAATGGAAATTTTAATTGACCACTTGAAATATCAACATAGGTTGTAATTCCAGTAGCAGTTACATCACCAATAGCATTAGCTAGTATAAATCTACTAGTTTGAACTCCTATTTGGTAAGAACTACCACTAACAAAAACATTTGTAGATAATCCACTAACAGTACCAAAATCTTTATTCTTAATATTATGTGGGTTTGTTGAGTATCCTATAATTGCACCTATTTCTCTAAAAGGAGCAAATTCAATATTACTTACAATCGTACTAGCAACATTAATAGAATGTATTTTCTTTCCAGAAATAGCATCAACTCTTGCAACAGCTCCAGAACCACCTGACCCCTCATTATTGAATACAACACTATCATCCACAGCATAATCAAATCCTCCAGTAACAATTCCTACATTTGACAATTTTCCTTTAGAAATTGATTTAACTACAGTTTTCTGGTTATGATCTTTTGATGGGTCTATTAGATAGTTGTAATTTGTATTTCCATCAAGAAGTCCATATGGTGTTGTATTTCTAAACCAGTCACCATTATTAATATCAACATCCTTTTGATTTGAATACCTATCGAAGTTAAAAGCAATAGGATCAGACTTAAATGAGTTTCCAACAAAGTATGGGAACTGAGGTCTTCTATAGTTTTTGAATGGTGCTTGGGAATCAATAGATTCTGCATCTATAGTAGTAAAATATGCATATGTTCCATTTGGATAATCTGGAGTTATACCATATCTTCCATTATGTTCATCTAAATCACCATTTTCAGAATATACATAATCTTCAACGAAAGATCCGCTTGGGAATACTAATTCACCAGACTCACCTAATGGATTTGGTCTATCGGATACAACACCTATAGTGTATCCAGACTTCATAATTTTAATTGCACCACCAGTAGGAAGAGTGTATGCATAAGGACCATATATGGGGTTTCCATCATATGCCCAACCTAAAAGAGGTGAATGATAGATAGAAGTTTCTTCTACATCATCCTCAAGAGATAAGTCTACAAAGTTAGATGGGTTTCCATCAATAACTTGTGTTGAGTAAACTGATCTTCTTAATTTTCGAGGACTGTATAAATGAGTAAATTCAACTTCAAAATCGGAGTTAATACCTTCTGTCAAAACTCCATCATCTTCAGAAACTTTATTAGTGTTAACTAATCTTTCAAATGTATTAATAATCCATTGTTTTGATCTTGATTCAAATTGAGCTTCTGATCCAGACGCAGTTATGATGACAGTAGTATCTTTTTTATTATATCCCAATCCACCACTAACAACCTTTATCGATTCAATAACGCCAGCATTCAATATGGGTATTAAAATACATCCTTTACCAGATCCTTTAACTTCTAAAGTCGGTGGACTGTTATATTCTGCCCCAGAACTTAGAACCAAAACTTCAACAATTTTACCATTCGCAACAACTGGTTTTAATTGTGCAGAAGCTCCTGTTTTTAAAGCAAAAGATGGTTGACGATTATAATTTAATATCTCTGAAGATCCATATCCCAATCCACCATTTTCTATGAATACGGATTGAATAGATCCTCTGAATACTGGTTGCACAATAGCATCAAAATTTTGACCAGTCAGAGTAGATACTCCTATAGTTCCTTCTACAGTTACTTTAATTGGAGGATAATTAAACTCATGAATTCCAGAACCAACAGATTTTAAATTAACATACTTCTTATTATCATAATAAAAATTAGATGCAGTAGATCCAATTCCGACTTCTGACAATCTAAATGAGTTATCACTAACCTTTGATACAATATAGTTTGTGTTTGACAAACCCTCTACAGAAGTTCCTTTAGCAGTATATAAAATTGTTTCTCCATCACCATATCCATGATCATTAATAGTAACTATATTGTTAGCTGTATTAATACCAATTATATTTGTTGTAGTTCTTTGGTTAGTATATCCCGATCCAGAACTACCAATACTAATCGACTTAAGAATTTTCTTAAATTTGCTAGATCTGAAGTTATGAACACCTGTTCCATAAGATGTTAGGTCAACACTAGATATGCCCGCCACAGCAGCAGGAAGGGTGTTATGTAGTGATATGGTAAATGCATCCTTGATAGAAACATGGTATGCTGCAGACGTTGTGAGACCCCCTACAGAGGTCTGTCCATTTGGTCTGTATATGACACTCTCACCATCTCTAAATTTGTGGAATGTTGAAAATGCAACTGTATTATTAGATAGGTTTACTAATCCAGCATTCTGTATTGCATTAAATTCTACAGAGTGTTCTACAGAAGCTAAATTAGATTTTGCCTTTGCTCCTTTACCATTACCACCAGTGATAGTGATAATAGGATCATCCATATAGTCAAATCCACCATCTATTATTTCAATTCTATTCAAATCACCTTTAACAGCACAGAATGCAGAACATCCTGAACCTACAGAATCAGTTACAGTTAAAACAGGAGGATTGATGACATCATAATCATTACCACCACTAACAACGGCAATATCTTCAAGAGGACCATAAAAAACAGAATCATTAGATTTGTAGTTTAATACTTCGACACCATTAATCAAAATTCCAGTTTGACCAGGCTTTGTATCAGACTTAAGTGATGATGTAATAGGATTTTGTATTTTCCTAATTAACTGTTGTGATTTTAATCTTTGATCTGCAAATTTTGTTAGTTCAAACTTATTATTAGTAACAGTTCCTGTTACCGTGATAAATTTACCATTGTAGATATTAGATTTACTTTTTGCAATCTTAATTGTATCAACATCAACCTTCTTAGCAAAATATACACCCTCAACGATGTTTAACTTATTTGTGCCTTCACCAGCTACGTATGTTAATGAATCTCCAGTATAAAAACCATGTTCAGCAATGGATAGATTTTCCCCATTAAAGTTTCCTGTAACTATTACAGATCTATCACTAACATCTAATGATTCATTGAGGTATGATGGAATAGAAGGTGAACTAAGATATAATGAACCTTCACTAGTATAAACATTTTCAACATTAGTAGTTTGAATGCTCAATTCAGGATAATCTTGAACATTAGCTTTAGATAATATCTTTTCAATTGTAAAGTGTCTTGTTGTGTCTAACAGACCCTGATCATTAATAGTAAAGTGAAAATCATTAATAATAGAAGTTATATTACATACTAAGTTGACACCATCAGTAGTTTTAATATTAGCTTTATCACCTATTGTAAAATTATGCTTATCAAAGGTAATAACACCATATGTGGAGTTAGAAGCATCCAATAACTCCAAAGATTTTACATTATAGTTTGTTGCAATATTAAAGAACCAATTATTTGCACCTTTATTTGTAATTCCTATACCCAATCCTTGTGGTTCAATAACATCACCAACTTCAGTCGAGAATTGTAGTGAATGTGTATTTAATTTTGAAGTAACACCAGTTACTCGTACTTTACATAGATTTGATGTTCCTACACCAACATATCCATATGCAAACTCATCAACTCTCAAATCTTGTTGAGAATCTATATTTTTAGTAACTCCAGAACACCCATAAAACTGAGTAAGTGATTTTGAGGTGTAAGTTATCTTTGTGCTGATTCCATCAGAGTGTTTTGTGACTAATGTTCCTGAAGTGTTAAATCCTATTGTTGAATCAACGTCAAGGACACTAGAACCGATAGAAACAGGTGTAATTACCTTTGTAGTTGGATGAATTGAGAATTCACCAAATATAGATCCCCTTACTTCAATATCTTTGTCATAATCATAGTCTAAGCTAATAACATAGTAATCTTTACCATTACGTCGAATCCTTTGAACATTGGTTATAGATCCTCTAGCACCTTTGATTCCATTTTGGTCAAAATCTTGGAAAAGTGTTCTATTTTCAAGATCTTGTGGATTACCTTCAAGTGCTTCAACAACTAGATCTTTACAAATTCGATATTGAGCATCTGAAGGCGCAAAAAGATAATCTCTTGGTTTTATTACTTCTACATCAACACCATACAATGCACGGAACAAAATTTCAAAAGATTTATCAGTTCCTTTTGATGTATAAAAGTCTTTTGACTGTTTTATGAAAATTCTTTGATCTACACCCGTATCTAACTGTCTTTCTTCAAATCCTGGTGTAATTTGACTCTTTACATTTGTAAAAAACTCTTTTAAGAATAAAATACTTAGATTATCAACTGTCGCACTTTGAGAATGAGTCGATATTTGAGATTCTTTAAAAACCAACTCATCAGGATTGTTAGGACTCCTAAAAGAGGTAATTCCACTAAATCCCCTAGAGCATCCAGTAAAGGTATTGGTTGTTATTCCACTATATGTTATGATTTCAGAATCAATCTTAATCAATCCATAAGATTCTGGAAATCCACTCGTCGAATCAACAGAAATAGTACTATCAACAAAACTAACATCCGAAGTCAATGTAGTAGAGTCTACAAGATTTGTTAATTCATCAATTTTGACATATTTGTCAATATTTTTGAAAAGATCTAAAGTCAGACCCTGACTTTCCATAGATCTATAATATTCAGTCAAAAATTCCCCAACAAGTGGGTAATCTTCTCTTACATAATCAGGCAGTTGATTGGATACAACTGAACTAATCTTAACTCTAGTATCTGCCATTTATATTGGTTAGTACGAGGGAGTGGATGTTGTAGAATCTCCTAAAACACTGAATGTGGGTAAAGATGTTACATCGATACCATCACCAGGAGCAATTCTTGCTATGTTACCATTCATATAGCTAGGTGTAGATTTATATAAGGTTCCTGAAGGATTAGATCCTGAAGAAATATCATCCGTTAACATATTTAACGTACTACTATTAATATCTAGTTGCAAATAAAGATCCTGTAATCCAATAACATCATTTGAACGAGGACAAACCGATAATTCAATAATTGGTTGCCCCTGAAGTGTTTTAGAGGTGCTTATAAGGTTAATTGCATCTATCATGATCTCACCTTTCTGATAATCAACAGTTCCAATGTTTCTTTTAATAATAGAAGGTTGGGTCTGAGAATCAAGCTTGAATAAGAATAGAGATCCTTTCTTCATATCAGCATTTGGAGAATCACTGATATAGACAGTATCACTCACCCCAAAGATCTTAAATCCAGATGATTTAATGTTATAAGAATTCGCATTTTTAATGTAAAATGGATTTCCGAAACAAACTTCATACTCTGCAACCTGATTTAACCTTGCTTTAAGGTCTCTTCTCATTGCAATAGTCGTAATATTAGAAGTAACAGACTGATGACTGTTATCAATCAAGGTTTGGAACTTACTATACTTGAATTTTGCACCATATTTGTTCATTTCACTTGATTGTGCATAATCAGTGATGTTATTTGAGATAAGTGTCTTCACAAAATCAGCACTTGGTGCTAAATTTGAATTATAATATGCAGTTATGTCAGTCTCAACGTAGAGATACTTGAGATCAAGGATTTCTGGTACAATTCCTGCTACAGAATAGCTTCTTAACTTGTCTTTTAGGTTATCTTTGATTGAGTTGGGTACAAATGGACCATAAAATGGTTTGATTGTAATAAAAACCTTTCCATATTGTGGTGGTACGAGTTCTTCACCACCAAAAACCGACACAGATTGAGTTTCTGGGTAGATTTTGGGTATTAAAGCTTCATAATCTGCTGCAGTAACTGCTCTATTTTGTGTAGAGTAGATTCTAGGAGCATAACTCTTAATAGAATCGATGGATTCTATCTCTTTACCTCCTTCAGAGGGTTGTGTCGTACTAAGAAGTGAAATTCCGTTACTTACAAGGTTATTATTGTTATCTACAAGACGACCATTGAACAAAAATGAAGAAATTCCGTTTCCAGATTCACCATTTGTCTTAATATATGAAGTTTCGACGTAATTTAACGATTTTAACTTCTCACCAAAGATTCCATCACCGAAAATTAACTCATATCTTTCATCTTCAATCTCTTGAATGAAGAATACACGAGAAGATGCAGTAACCTCAAACAAACTATCAGAAAGAAGGTACTTTTTAGATGATGTACTTGCTTGTGTATCTCTAACTTCTACTCTCAGAGTCGATGTATCAATATGATTGTTATCTAGGATGTATCTTTTAGGTGGAGAGGGGTTATCTGCCTCTACTGTAAAGTTTGCAGTTAGATATGTGCCTTCAAAGATCTGAATATCAGTAAAATTAGCAAATCCGTTGCTATCAACAGGAACTGTGATGTCCGAAGGAATGGCAAATGCATAACTTTCAGATCCAAATGTCTGTGCCGCAGTACAAACAACACCTTTTTTAAGAGTTAATGTAATTGGTTTTGTAGTAAACCCTGTTGTATCCACATAAAAGGATACGAGTGCATTTGAAGCAGTCCTTGAACGAGGAACATAACCAATATTACGTGCAAGTGCAACAACATTTTCTCTTAATGTTGCACTATCAATGAAAACCTCATTACTAACCATGTTAGCATTGTATGAGGAGATATATGTATTGTATGCAAGAACGTCAATTATGGTTGAAAGGTTAGAACCTTCAAAGTCATAGTCCGTAAAATTGCTATTTGATCGTAAATAGTCTTTTATAGAGACTTTTATTTGATCAAAATCTAGATTTGTAAAATTTACTAGTGCCATTAGCGTGTTGGCTGTAGTGCGAATTCTAATTGTTGAGGTAAAACGTCTATTCCTACGATGTCATACGTAATCTTTACGTCAAATGCATTGTTATCGTAGTCAGGACTACACTCTACCTTCTTCAATTCCACTCTTGGTTCATAATTAGTAACTGTTGTTATAATCTCTTCCTTAATTGCGGCTGCTGTTTGATCATCTAAGTTCTCAAAAAGAGATTCTTTAACTCTTGAACCCAGATCTGGATCAAAGAATCGTTCACCAGGAGTCGTAAACACCAAGTTCCGTAATGATCGTGCAATAGCAGTCTCATTCTTAATGGTTATAAGGTCCAAATTAATTGGATTCACCTCAAGTGACATACTTAAGTCCTTAAAACCCTTGCTGATCCGTGGAGATGGCATTTAAAAAGGAAATCTTAACTTATTTAGTGACTATTTAGCATGAAAAAAGCACCTCGTTAAAGGTGCTATAGAGAGAGTTTTTGGTGAGAGAGGCCGTGACCTAGATTATCCGAGTCTTTTCATGCCCTACACGTATCCGAGGGTCACACCAGATCTCATATCCTTTCTCCTTGGCATCTAGACAGAAGCTTACATCTTCTCCACACATATCTTGTACTTTACCAGATTCAAAGACCTGCATCTTAGGAGCAAACCAAGGATACTCAAGGTTCTCAAAGACACCATTCTTGATCATTACCCAACCAAAGCCAGTATAGTCTACAGTAAAAGGCTTCTTCCTTCTATCCATAGTCTCAATGGTTTCGTGATTCATTACACCACCATTAGTTCTGAAGTCATCTTCTTCTAACCAGTGTGCAACTGAGGTAGTCTTACCATCTTCAGTACAATACCAACCAGCAGTGATCTCCTTTTCATTGCCATCCTTATCAATTGCTAGATCACATAACTGCCAGAACTTATTCGCATCAAATACTATGTCAGAGTCAATCCACAACTGATAGTCATACTGCAACTTACCATCCCAAGGTATCTGATTGGGTCCACGTAAAACGTTTGCACCTAATACTTTACAACGTGCAAAGTTAACCATAGAGGAGTAGTCTTGACTTATCTGAATAGACATACCGTTCTGAACCATGTCAAAACAGAGTTGTACAAAGTTCTTCAGAAATATGTAAGAACACCCACGACCAGGTAGACAGAATACTATTGCCTTACCTTTCATTCTTTCTTTTATAGCATCTATGTCCCAATCAGGAGTATTTGCCTTGGGTGCAGCTGCTTTAACAGTAAATCCTTTTGCCATAAATTTTAAATTCCTTCAATTCAATTATATCAGTTTATTATATATTTGTCAATAAGAATCACTTCCTGGTGGTTCTGTAGTGGAAACCCTATTCGGTCCTCCTACCCCTACTTGTGGTGCAGCAATACTATATGATAAGTCTTTGTTTGTATACTCCGTCTTTAGCAATCCTACCATTACATTGAGTAGTTGCCACTTCTCCTCGAATTCTTCTTGACGTAGATTATAATATAACACTCTATCACCTGCGTATATGTGATATGTTATCTCATTTTCTCTGTCGTTCATGTTATTACGAAGTTAACACATTATATATTGACACAACAATAATACCAACTAATACCCATATAGGAAACATGAATAACCTGTAAATAACTTTAAGCATCAGATGTAATTGATGTTCATAACAACTCTACGTTTAGCATCAGTACATGTAGTACCACGATGCATCTTTGTACCAGAAAATATAACAACTCTATTCGCAACTGATTCTACTATCTCCCCACTCTCAAACTCTGTATAACCATCATTCGTATTCATATAAAGAATAGCAGTCTTCCACGGTATGTCATTACAGTTACCTTGGTCAATATGAAAGTCTCTCTTTACAATCTTTGGAGTTACTGTGCTGAGATTTATCTTTACTCTCAGAGGTATACGCATGTCTAGTTTTTCGTATATTGGAATTACTTTCTCATGATAATTCATTGGCATACCGTTACCATAGAACGTATTCGTAAATTGAAAGTCGTTTAAATTATTTTCATCAAAACCACTAACCGTTCCATAGTTATAGTGCCAATCTATTTCAGAACCCATTAAAAAAGACTCTAATTTCTGAAAGGTATTAAAGTCTAAAAAATTGTCGATAATTTTATAATCTCGTTTCATTATAAAAAAGTAAAAGGGTCAAAAAAATTTTCGGAGATTTTTATATATACACCTCGAATTGTCACCTCTGTAGGTTAGGGACTTATACGTTTTTAATATAATATATAACAACCGCATAAACACTGTCTGTTAACGAACGAATAAAAATAGAGGCACTGTTTAATACTTAGTGCCTCTATGAGTTCTTATTACTTATAGGTATGTATCTGCACCCTCTACAATATCATCGAGGACTGATAGGATTTCAACTCCATTGTTTGCACTTTCTAAAAGAAACTCTGCAAAGCTTTGTGATACAAACTGTGTGCTTGAGTTTGACATAATTAGGGGGAATAATAAGGGGTTTGGTTAACACTGTCAGTTTATAGACTTAACAAGGTCTACTGACAAGAATTACCTGTCAATTTCACTGTCTTCGATATAACTTTCTACGCACTCATCTGGTTCTAATTGTAACATTTTTCTCCAGTCAATATTACGTGCTTCAAAGTCATTTAGTACGTCTAGAGTTAGTGTTACTCTGACTCTTTTTCTTTGTGCCTGAGTGTAAGTTACTGACATTAAACTTAGGAGGGAGTTTGTGTTAGTTAAGTTCATTATAGTACACCTTCCAGTATATGTCAAGTGGTACGAATGTATTTATAAAATGTTGGTGTGGAAAACGTAATATCTCTGTGGGGATGATATCAGGGGTCTTGACATTTCGGGGAGTTCTTGTTAGAATGCTCCCTAAGATCACTACTCTCTGAGACATTTAACACAACACATTATATACTGTAAGACTGTTAATTACTACAAGGATTACAGAGGGGTTAATAACACTTTTCCACAGATGTTTTCCACAGTTTCTAACACTTTCTCCACATACTTGTTGAAAAGATATAAACAACGGTTCCCTATTTATAATACCATTTAAAACATCATTTAAGGGTAATTTGCTCATAATTTACCTCTTTTCACTGTATTTTGCCTCTCATAGTTATCATTAACCACCTGTGAAATCCTCAGAATAACTTCATCTTTTTCCACAGGATTACCATACTTCAGGTTATCAATTAAACCATTAATATCTGTACGAATTGTTGACATTAATTGTGAGTAATTCATATCTATATTATACATCCTCCACACCATTTATGTCAACCCTCACTAATATCTTATGATTAGCAATATCAAACCATATGTTATCATCTACCTCTGACAATAGTTCATCTTCAGATAGGTTTTGTAGTTCAGTTAATAGGTCTAAGTACAACATAATTAGTAATCAATGTTAGAGAGTAAGTAAGAATTAAGGTCAAAATCTTTGTTATTATTGTTATACGGATTGATAGTATTTTGCTCTTCTAAAATGTCGCAAACCTCTGCCTGTGAGTGTAACAGAAAATCTTGTAATTGTTCAGAGTAAGTCATAATTAGTGATGAGGATTGTAAACAGAGAATACTATTAAAGAACTTACGATTGTTACGATTAATAGTATAGCAATTAGGTTAAGCATCAGTATAACTTTACCTCCGCTTTTACCTCTATTTGTTGTAACTTTGCGATTGCGTTTAGTGCCTCTTGATATGTACTGAATGACATATATTTGCACCTGAGAGTATCAGGAAACCAGTATCGAATTGTGGTGTTCAAAATGTTATCCTCCGAAGGTGAATTGTGGACTTTGAAGTAATATATCTCTGACTCTTTCTCTATCTAAACTATCACCATCACCCCACGAATATTCGGGCAAAGATGGATAACAGCACATCTGAAGATATAACCAACTGGCATCTAATATGTCCTTCTTCGTTAAACCTTTAATCGGGTAAAGATCAGATTGTGGGTTATAGAAACTCCACACATAATCTATGAATTCGTTTATATCATTCATGTTAAATTCCTCCTCTGAAAGTGTGATATAAACTGTGGACGATTGGCATGATTATCTGTTACTAAGTAAGGGAAATTAGTCACACGATCCTCTACTTCTTCATTCATAATTGCATCGGTAACTATTCTCTTATTCATAGTTTCTCCCTTAAATGATAACACTCTTAGAAATTCATTCTGATAGATGTTACTATTGAGGTTCTGTATAGGATAATAAT